ATCGTCCTATATAATCTATATAGAATATAACCGGCAATAATAAGCCGGTTTTTTTATTGCCTGGATATAGTAAAAATATCGGTATTAATTTTAAAGCGTTTTAAAGCCGTTTAAAGCGTTTTTATATTGAAATAGTATAAATATACTAGTACATAATAAAAGCCGTTTAAAATGAGTTTATGCACGTTATACAATGCATGTATATATTATATGTATGGGATCGCATACGCTGCCGGCGATCCTGGATATATAGCACGCCCGGAAATATAGCACGCTGCCGGCGATATGATCAGATAAAAAGCCGGTACGATCAGATATAAAAGCGATACATAAAAGGAAATATAATAAGAGTATCGGCAGCCGCTTATATATTGAATAAGGCAGCACGCTATAAATAAATCAGTTTAAAAAAGAATTGAATCATAAAAGGGAAATAATAAAAGATATGTGAAATAAATCTATTTTTATTTTTGTACCAATAGAAAAAAATATTTTTTGTTTTGTTGATCAGTTAAAAAAAGAAAAGTAAACCGCTATTTATTAGGGCGGTTTTTTTGTTTTGTGTTTTGGATCTCCAGGGCAGCCGCTGCCGGTTATTTCATCCGCTGCCGGTGGTATTTAAAAACGTGAAAAGGAAATGCAAAAAGGTACTAGATTATTAAATGTAAAAAATGTAAAAAACTAGCAAAAGGCACCCGTGAGGGCTAGCAAGAACCCCCCGGGAGTGCCAAGGGTACTCGAAGGGGCGACGATGCGGCTTTCGGGGACTTTTTATATACACGGCATTAACTAGTAAAATAGACCCCTTTTGAGAAAAACCGAGCCGTTTCTTCACAAGTCTTCTTTAACAGATCAAAAAATCCTACATTCATTGCAATTTACGAACCAAATGAGAGCAATATCTAAAGATGTGATGTGTCACATAAATAAACTGATAAAATAATATTGTAGAAAAGTGCGAAGAAAAGATCTTCGCTTTTTTTCTGCCTATTCAGAACAGACAAGCGGAGCAGTTCTAACCTTTCTTCTGCTCCTGGTTTGTCTGCCGGAGATAACTATGGAATACATCAAAAAAGAGGATCTTGTCAATTTATTAGAAAAGTTCAAAAAGGCTAGAGAGTCGAAAAGAAACTGTTCCAAGCAGTCAGCAAGCGAATATGCCATTTTCGATTATGTCCTTAAATTGGTAGATACTCTTCAAACCCATGAGTTGTGAACGAAATTAAATCTTATAAAGAACCACGTTGGGTAGCTTTGCGAAGAAAGATACTTCATCGTGATAGATATATCGATCAGTATGAAAAACGGTACGGCAGATTCAAAAATGCCGATATGGTACATCATATCTTTCCTGTTAAAGATTTCCCGGAATACCAATTCTGTGAATGGAATCTTATAAGTGTGGCTAGAAGCACACACAATAAGTTCCACGATCAGAACACGGATGAACTCACAGATGTAGGGAAAGAACTTTTGCGGTACACGGCATTAAAGAACAACATCGAGATACCAATGTGGATCTTTAGAGAAAAAAAGAAAGGGAAAAAGTATCTGCAAAAGTATTAGTATGAACAAGAAAGAGTGGAAGAAGAGGATTGAGAAAGCGTGTAAGGATGCGAACACTTATAAGGAGTATTTCGATTCCGTTATCGATACGCTTGCTCAAATCCTTGAAACAAGAGATCAAGTCCATCAGGAGTATGTGGACGGTGGCTGCAAGCCTACTGTCATAACTACTACGGACAGATCGAACAAGGAAAATGTCCACAGGAATCCTTTAATCGCTATGGAAGTTGAATTAAACGGACAGGCATTAAAGTATTGGGCAGAATTAGGTTTAACGGCATCATCATTCAAAAAACTCAATGTCCAGGTCGAAAACAGTAAGTCACTTGAGGATTTTTTGAACGATATCGCAAATGGCTAAATCCTTTAAAAAGGTTGCCGATAAATTTGCGGATGATGTCATCAGCGGAAGGAAGGTTGCCGGTAAGGAAATTATCCTTGCTTGTGAACGTTACAAGAAAGACCTTCAAAGGGAAGACCTGGAATTAAGAACCAATGACCCTGACTTCTGCATCAACATCATTCAAAACCTTCTTGTCCATCAGCAAGGTGAAGATCTCGATGGCAATCCTCTACAGGGAAAACCATTGATTCTTCAGCCTTGGCAGATATTTATCGTGTATAACCTTTTGGGTTTCTTCTATAAGGGAACAAACAAAAGGCGATATAAAGAAGCCTTTATTGAAACGGCTAGAAAATCAGGGAAAACAACATTTGTCGGTGGTTTAGCCTTTGCCGTTTCCATATTGATGCGACATAGCGGGTCTAAAACCTATGTGGTCGCAAGTGCTTTAAGACAGACATTAGAAGCCTTTAGATTCTTAACGTTCTCGTTAAAATTTAGAGGTTTAGATAAAAAGATGGAAATAAGGGATAACTCCTTTGAACATTCCATCAAATATATGTTTGGGCAGAATGATGGTTCAATGGAAATCATCGCAATGCCTACAAACCCCGATGCCCAGGATTCCTTTAACTGTAACTTTGTCATTGCGGATGAAGTAGCAAGTTATAAGAAACCTAGTCAGTACAACCGATTCAAAGAAGCCACGGCAGCTTATGAGAATGCTTTAGTAGTCGGTATCACTACTGCCGGTGACAACGTTAACGGTTTCGGTTATGCCCATCAGGAGTACTGCATCAAAGTAGTTAATAACCTGGTCGAAGATGACAACATCTTCGTTTTTATTGCTAGGGCAGATCAGGACGATAAAGGGAATGTGGATTACACAAACCCGATTCAGCATGAGAAAGCCAATTTAAACTATGGGGTCACGATAAGACCGGAAGAAATACTGCAAGCATCTCTCCAGGCACAGAATGACCCATTAAAGAGAAAAGACTTTCTGTCGAGAAGATTGAATATCTACACGGCAAGTATGAAGTCATGGTTTGACATTGAGGTATTCAGACATAGTGACCGCCAATACAATTGGACATTGGATGAATTGGCAAAACTGAATATTTCATGGTATGGCGGTGCGGACCTGTCAAGAATGTACGATTTGACCGCTGCTTGTCTTTATGGAAACTACGAAGGTGTAGATATCATTATCCCTCATGGATTCTTTCCGGTTTCCCAGGCATCGGCAAAAGCCGAGGAAGACAACATACCTTTATATGGTTGGATGGATGACGGTTGGCTTACGATGTCCAATTCCCAAACTACGAACATGGCTGATGTGGTCAATTGGTTTATTGAAATGCGAAACAGAGGTTTCAAGATCAAGGAAGTCGGTCATGACAGAAAGTTTGCCGGTGAGGAATATTTCCCAATGATGCGGAAAGCCGGTTTTAAAGTTATAGACCAACCGCAGTATTTCTATTTAAAGTCGCAAGGCTTTAGACATATCGAAAAGGCAGCTATGGATGGAAAGTTATATTACTTGCATTCAGATGCCTATGAGTATTGTGTATCAAACGTTCATGCTATCGAAAAGACGGATGATGCGGTTCAATACGATAAGGTGAATCCTACACAAAGGATAGACCTGTTTGATGCTTCTGTGTTTGCTTGTATAAGGTTCGCAGAAGCTGAATCAAAAGCCAATAAGATAAGAGATTGGTTTGATTGAGGTGAGAAATGGCTAAAAAAAGAAAATTGGAAAGCACACAAAAGAGGTCTATTGGCTATGTATTAGGAACGGACTTCGACAACCTCTGTTGTGGCGAGTATGTCAGTTTAGACAAGAATCCCGAAATAATGACCGCCTGTAAGAAGATCGCTGAATTAATAGGTTCGATGACCATTTATCTTATGGAGAATACTTCCAAAGGCGATGTGAGGATTGTCAATGAACTGTCGAGAAAGATAGATATAGATCCTATTCAGACAATGACAAGAAGCCATTGGATGCAATCGATCGTAATGAATATGCTCTTGTATGGTGAAGGTAACTCAATAGTAGTTCCGCATACCTATGGGGGCATTATTCAATCATTAGAACCGATTGCACCATTCAGAGTGAGTTTCATGCCAAAAGGATCTTCGTATCGTTATTACTATGTACAGATAGACGGAATCCAAAGGAAACCGGAAGACTTGTTACACTTCACCTACAATCCTGACAAGATGTACCTATGGAAAGGTAGGGGAATCCAAGTCTGCATCAGAGATATCGCAAAAAATCTAAAACAAGCCACAGAAACCAAAAATGCATTCATGTCTTCCAAATGGAAACCGAGTGTCATTGTCAAGGTCGATGGCTTGGTCGATGAGTTTTCTACCAAAGAGGGCAGACAGAAGATTTTGGAAGATTACATCAAGGCACAGAATGTCGGTGAGCCTTGGTTAGTCCCGGCTGAACAATTCCAGGTAGAACAAGTGAAACCATTGTCCTTAAAGGACTTGGCTATAGATTCTTCTGTTGAGTTCGATAAGAGAACCATTGCAGCATTGTTGGGCGTACCGCCTTTTTTATTAGGCGTAGGTACATTTAACAGAGATGAATGGAACAACTTCATTTCCACTACGATCATGACCCTCGTTAAGAGCATCGAACAGGAAATGACAAGGAAGTTGATACTCAATCCTAAATGGTATTTGAAATTCAACGTTCTTTCTCTTATGGAATACGATTTACAGACTATTTCAACGGTCTACACGGCTTATGGTGACCGTGGATGGGTCAGCGGTAATGAAGCAAGAGATCGCCTTGGAATGAGTCCTGTTGATGGCTTGGATGAATACAAGGTATTAGAAAACTACATTCCGGTGGATCAAAGCGGATTGCAGAAGAAAATTTCCGGTAATAACTAAAGGAGAACTAAATGGAACAGAGATATTTTCAAATTGAAAACATTCAGACAAGAAACGATGAGGACAAAAACCTCTACATAGAAGGCTATTTCAGCGTGTTTAATTCAAACTATGCCGTATGGGATGGTGTTACCGAGAGCATCGCACCAGGGGCATTCGATGAATCCATTCACGATGATGTCCGTGCATTGTTTAACCACAATACCGATCTTATCCTTGGAAGAACTACCAATGGCACATTGGAACTGAAACAGGATGACCACGGTCTGTGGGGTCGCATTAAGATCAATCCAAATGATACCGATGCGGTGAATGCTTATGAGCGTGTCGCAAGGGGCGATGTCACAGGGTGCAGCTTTGGTTTTGACATTGAGAGTGAAACAAGAGAAGTTTCCGATGACGGATCTGTTCACTACACAATCAACAAGGTTTCGCCTTTGTTTGAAGTAAGTCCTTGCGTTTTTCCCGCCTATGAAGCAACCCACATCGATGCTCGCCATCGTAATGAGGAAAACATTAAGAAACGTGAGCATGAGGAATGGCAGATGCGAATGAAAGCCAAACTGAAAGGAGAATGAAGTATGGCATTAAGAGTCTTGATGACTAAAAAGAAACTCGATACCGCCAAGAAATCTTTAGAAGATCTTCGCTCGCAGAGAGAAGAGTTTGAAAAGAGAGAAAGCGAAATCGAGAAAGCCATCGAAGAAGCCTTGACCGAGGAAGAGAAGAAAGTGGTTGAAGAGGAAATCGACAAGCACGAAGCTGAAAAAGCAGAACTCGATGAAAAGGAAAAGGCTTTGAGCGATGAAGTGACCGAATTGGAAAAGGAACTTGCCGATTTGGAAACTGAACAGGAAAAAGAGCCTGAAGTCAAAGAAGTTCCAAAAGAAGAGGAAAGGAAATCTGTTAAAACAATGGAAACAAGAAAATTCTTTAACATGAACGTTCAGGAAAGAGATGCCTTCTTCGCAAGAGAAGATGTCAACAAGTATCTTGATGAAGTTCGTTCCGCTATCCGTGAAAAGAGAGCGTTGACCAATGTCGGTTTAACCATTCCGGAAGTCTTCATGGGTTTAATCCGTGAAAACCTGATCGACTATTCCAAACTGTACAAATACGTTGATGTAAGAAGAATCAACGGTGAAGGCAGAGCCGTCATCATGGGTTCTATCCCTGAAGCCGTTTGGACGGAATGTTGTGCAAACCTCAACGAACTGACATTAGGTTTCAATGATGTTGAGTTAGATTGCTACAAGTTAGGTGGCTTCTTCGCAGTTTGCAATGCCAACCTGGAAGATTCCGCAATTAACCTTGCTACTGAATTGGTTATTGCTCTGTCAAAGGCTATCGGTCTTGCTCTTGATAAGGCTATCCTTTACGGCACAGGCGTTAAGATGCCGTTAGGTGTTGTTTCTCGTCTTGCACAGACAGAAGCACCGGCTACCTATCCGGCTACTGCAAGAGCATGGGCTGATCTGCATACTTCCAACATCAAGTCCATCGCAGCCGGCACCACAGGTGCTGCTCTGATCGCAGCTATCATTACCGCTTTCGGCAATGCTAAAGGCAAGTACTCAAGAGGTACTAAAGTTTGGGTCATGAACGAACTGACTTACACGAACATGGTCGCAGCTTCTGTATCTGTTGATGCAAGTGGTGCAATCGTTGCCGGTGTCAACGGACAGATGCCTGTCATCGGTGGCAACATCGAAGTATTAGACTTCATCCCTGACAATGTCATCATCGGTGGCTACTTCGATCTGTATCTGTTAGCTGAAAGAGCCGGTGCGAAGTTCATGACTTCTGAACACGTAAAATTCTTACAGGATCAGACGGTCTTCAAGGGTACTGCTCGTTACGATGGTGTACCGGCAATTGCTGAAGCATTCGTTGCTATCGGTCTGAACGGTGTTACACCTAACGCTACGATGACCTTCGCAGCAGATTCCGCTAACTAATAGTGTGGTTTGTAATTAAGCCTTTTACTGACTTGAAAGATAAGGATCACTCTTATAGCGAGGGTGATCCTTTTCCTAGAGAAGGTTTAGAAGTCAGCGAAGAGCGAATCAAAGAACTGTCTTCCAAAAAGAACTTGCAAGAACAACCTCTCATCGAAGAAAGGTCTAGTGATGAGAAGCCAAGCAAGAAGAGAGGAAGACCAAAGAAAAAGGAGTAATGTGCTATGGCATATACAGATGAACAAAAAGCCACATTGATTACGATGCTGAAATACAATCTTGAGATCATCACGGATTATATGGATGCCGAAGCAAAGTTACAGAAAGAAACACAACTTGGTTATTACGTTGATTCCGCTATTGCTTTTATTGAACGTGAAGGCATCACGTTGAATTATGCGAACGTAGGGGATCTGATGCTGATTACCATGTATGCTTCGTATCTGTATGACAAGCGTAACGATGGTGTATCTGTTATGCCTAGAGCGTTACGCTATAACTTAAATAATCGAGTGTTCCAGGAGCATTTAGATGTTTGATAGTGGAACGCTTTACATCTGCAATTTAGTCGATACGGCTGAACCTGGCGATATGCCAAAGATGAAACTTCAAATCATTAGTAAATATTGGTATGAAGACAGAGTAGTAGGTTTCAATCGACAGTATGCAGCCA